AAGGCGGTGCAAGAAATCAATGGTCAGCAAGAAAAGCACAGCTACTAGCAAAAGCTTATAAAGCAAGAGGTGGTGGTTATAGATGATTAAGAAATCTCAAAGAGACTTAATGAACTGGACAAGGCAAGACTGGAGAACTAAGTCTGGTAAACCATCATCTAAGACTGGCGAAAGATATTTACCAGCAAAAGCAATTAAAGCTTTATCACCATCTCAATATGCACAAACAACTCGTGCCAAAAGAATAGCAAAGAAAAAAGGGCAACAGTTCTCTAAACAACCTAAGAAGATAGCTAAGATAGTATCAAGATTCAGATAAACAAAATGAATCTTCCTACAAAAATTGTCTTTGGTAGCAAAACAATTAAAGTAAAATTCATAAACAAAAAACAAGCTAACAAAAAAAACATTTACGGAGAATACAATTATAAAAATAAAACAATTATTCTAGATAAAACCTTAGACAATGCAGAAACTATTGACACAACATTACACGAGTTATTCCATGCTCTATTAGATTTTTATTATGTAGATTTAAAAGCCAAAGATGAAGAAATAGCTTGTTCTGTATTAGCTTCTGGTCTTTGTAATATACTTTATCAAAATCAAGATTTATTAGACTTCCTTTACAAATCACTAAAAAAAGAATAATAGTCCAAAACACGAACATACTCGGTTAATATGGATAAGGACATACAAGTAATAGACAAAGACAAAACTATAGGCAGACCAACTTTTGCGTTTACACCAGAAGTTTTAGATAAAATAGAAAAGTTTGCTTCTATTATGTGTACCCTTGAAGAAATAGGCGATATTATTGGTTGCTCACACGACACCATACAAAGAAATCCAAAAGCCAAAGAAGCAATTAAACGAGGGGTTGCTAACGCAAAACAGAACATTAGAAAAACCCAGTTTGATATTGCTACTAAACTTAATTCCAGTATTATGGCTATGTGGCTAGGGAAAGTTTATCTTGGACAAACCGACAAGATACAAAACACAGACGACAATATTCCTTTGCCAATCTATGACATCATAGAAAACGAAGAACCAAAAGAAATAGAATATAAGGAAGTTAAAAATGATAAATAGCACCAAGTGTATATTCTGCGGAAAGAACATGGCTACAAAATTAGAATTAGAATTAAGAAGCTGTCATAACTGCGTTATAGTTTCTTTAATGAAAAGACATGGCATGACAATCAAAAGACCCAAAGCACCAATAATAGTAAATACTAAAAAGGTTAAGTAATGAAAAAGTTTAGTTTAAGAAGTTCAGATAAAAGCAAGAAGGGTGGATTATCTGCATCTGGTAGAGCAAGATACAATAGGGCTACTGGAAGCAATCTAAGACCACCAGTAAAAACAAGACCAGATACATTAACTGAATATAGACGCAAAGGTTCATTCTTAGTTAGAATGGGAAGCAACAAAGGTAGGTTGTTTGATTCTGTTGGTCGTAAGACAAGACTAAAACTAAGTTTAGAAGCATGGGGATATAAAGGCAGGAGTAAACAAGAAGCAATAGCTTTGGGCAGAAGATACCTAAGAATTTACCAGAACAAAAAGAAGTGAAAGAATGTATGTGTGAAAGGAAAAAACCAAAAATGCTAGATAGAAAAATGCGAGGAAGCCATGATCTTGAAGTTAGAATTTATGATTTAATGAAACAATCTGATTTTGACCATGAAGAAATACAAAGACTAAACCTAATAATTAAAAAGTTAGAAGAAGATTTGGAGAACTCATTTAAGTCAGTAAACTAAATGCTTAATGTGTTTATTGGTTATGATAGTAAAGAAAAGATTGCTTATCATATATTAACTGAAAGCATACTAAGACATAGTTCAGTACCAGTATCATTTACTCCGATCTACTTACCAAATATTACAGATTCATTTAATAGACAAAGAAATAGTTTATCATCTACTGAGTTTTCATTTAGTAGATTTATAGTTCCTTACCTTATGAACTATGATGGTTGGGCATTATTCTTAGACTGCGATATGTTATTCAAAGCTGACATCAAAGAACTATGGGATTTAAGAAATGATGATTATGCTGTTATGGTTTGTCAGCACGACTACATACCTAAACAATCATCTAAGTTCCTTAATCAAATACAAACAGTTTATGAGAAGAAGAACTGGTCTAGTTTAATGTTAATGAATACAGCTAAGTGTAAACAGCTTACAAAAGAATATGTTAATACTGCATCAGGATTAGAACTTCATCAATTCAAATGGACTGATAAGGTTGGTGGCATACCTTTAGAATGGAATTGGTTAGTTGGCGAATATCCACACAATCAAGATGCTAAGAACATACACTTTACAGATGGTGGTTGTTACTTTGAGAAGTACCAAGACTGTGATTATTCATCAGACTGGTTTAACATTTATTCAAACACAGTTAAGATTCAACTATGAAAGCTTTTGTAACAGGTTCTAATAAAGATTATGTGGAGATCTTAGATTGGTTCTTAGAAGGTTATCATAAGCATATTAAGATTCCATTATACATAGCTAACTTTGGAATGTTAAAAAAATACCCCAACGAAATTATGGTTGCTACTGATGACAGAACTTGGTTCTATAAACCTAAGGCAATAGAAAAAGTACCAGCAGATAAAATTATTTGGTTAGATTGCGACATAGAAATTAAAGAAGATATATCTGATTTATTTGATATGCTTACAGATGACTACTTAATGTCAAAAGACCATGCTGTTAGAACTGATAGATGGCAAACTGGAATAGTTGGCATTAAAGATAAACAAGTTTTGAAGAAATGGTTTGATAGATGCGAGATGAGACAAGAACGATCAGATCAAGAAGCATTTAACAAAGTAGCACATGAGTTTAAAATAAACAGAATACCAAACGAATATCATTGGTTAAGATTATCCAAGCCAAATGATAATGTTAAAACTATTCATTGGACAGGAGATGATGGAAAAGAAATCATTAGAAAAAAGATTCTTATGTCAAAACAGAAATAAGAACATAGTCTCAGTACCAATTAAATACATCAAATACTCCAATCAGTTTGATAAGCATAATTGGCTAAGTTTAAAAGTTAGATCAGAACGAGACAACTTATATCTTAAAGATAATCTTGCTAGAAAAAGATTAAATACTTTACCTGATATTAACAATTTATTTAATCCAATAATATTATATGCTTGTGATTATCTGATCTGCATATTCGGCAATAAAAGATTAAAGACAGCTATTGATAAAGGTTACACACATATAGACTGTTTAATTTATGATGGCTTCCAACAAGCAGTAATTGTAGGAACTAGCATTTGGAATACATTTAAAGAACACAAACTATCTAAAGTTGATTCTTTTTTAACAAATGATAATGACACAATAACAAATATTGATAGATATATGGTGGAAGAAAAACAAATCATTGATGATTATGCAACACACCAACAGATACTCACAAGAGAAGCACTTAAATCAAACTTAGATATAATGGAGACTGGTTGTGGATATTACTCTACACCAATATTAGTTGAGATAGCCAAATCAAAAGGAGTTAAACTTATAGGATTTGTTCAGGAGATTAATTGGGCTAGAAGATTTGATTATTTAATTGGCGAACATTATCAACAAATACAAATAGATTTTGAAAAAGAAATACCATTAACACAAGGATTCGGAATGTGTTTTTTAGATCACGAACAATTAATAAGAGACAGAATAAAACATTTAAACCATATATTAAAACACACAGATACAGTAGTGGTGCATGATGCTGATAAAGTTAGTTCTTTTGCTTTACTTCATAAACCATATACGATTGAAATGTTTGAACACTTAACTCCTAACACAGCAGTAATTAAAAATGTTTGATGCAATCGCATACTTCAAAGGGAAAAACGTATTATTAATTGGCAACGGAGAAAAGCTGGGGGGTATTGATTATACTAAATACAACTCAATAGTTAGAATGAATCTTGGAGTACAAGATGAACCTTGTGATGTTTGGATTAACAACCTTGTTACTGAAGGACATAATATGCTTAAAGTGATTCCACGAATACAAAGAATAGTAAGATTAAACTTTAACAATGATGGCACTAGAGTTAATCGTATGCCAGAAGAATTTAAAAAGAATACTTGGTTTTGGAATACACAAGAATATAACTTGATGACTAAACTATATAACTACCTAAACCCAACTACTGGTTTTGTTTCAATCTATTGGTTGCTTAATTGCTGTCAATGCAAACTAACTATTACTGGATTTGATTTCTTTAAAACTAAGAACAGATATACAATGGAAGAAGTAAATCATATTGGAACTTCAAAAGGTTATAACCATGATGTTAAATTTGAAGAAGAAGTTATTACTAAACTAATACAAAGAGGAACTATTAATGGCATTTAGTAAACCACAATTAGATGTCTATACTTGTCCAAATAGATTTAGAGTTTTAATTACTGGCAGAAGATTCGGTAAGACTCACTTAGCAATGTATGAACTACTTAGATTTGCAAGTAGAAAACCCAACTCAAAAATATTCTATGTAGCACCTACTTACAGAATGAGTAAGGAAATTATGTGGAAACAATTAAAGAAATTAGTAACAGAAAAGAAGTGGATTAAATACGCACACGAAACAGAACTATCTTTAGTGCTTAGGAATGGTAGCCAGATAAGTTTAAAAGGTGCAGATAAATCACCAGACAATTTAAGAGGAGTAGGATTAGATTTTCTATTACTTGATGAGTATGCAGATATACCAGTTGAAGCTTGGACAGAAGTATTGCGACCAACAATCTCAGATAAGCACGTTACTGGTAATGTATTATTTATAGGAACACCTAGAGGTTATGGTAACTGGTCTTATGACATCTACCAAAAGGGATTAGGTTCTGACCCTGAGTGGAAATCATTTAAGTTTACAACATTAGATGGTGGTCAAGTTGATGCAGAAGAAATCAGACAAGCCATGAATGATTTAGATGAACGTACATTTAGACAAGAATATCTTGCAAGTTTTGAAACTTATTCAGGAGTTGTTTATTATAACTTTGACAGACAAGATAATGTTAAGGAATCTAAATACGATAAAGATGCAGTTATACATATAGGATTAGACTTTAACATTGACCCAATGTCAGCTTGTTTATTCCATGTGAAGAATAACATTGTAGAAATATTTGATGAGATTGTTATTTACAGTTCTAATACAGATGAATTTATTAATGAATTACTTACTAGATACCCAAAACAAAAGATGATTGTTTACCCTGACCCAGCTTCAAGACAAAGACGAACTTCTGCTGGTGGAAGAACTGATTTAACTATATTGCAAAATGCTGGATTAAATGTTAAGTGTAAACCCACTCATGCTTTAGTAAGAGACAGAATAAATTCTGTTAATAGCAAATTAAAGTCATTTGATGGAAAAAGAAGTATTATTATTAATCCTTCTTGTAAAACACTTATAAATTCGTTACAGAAACAAGTTTATAAGGAAAACACAACGCAACCAGAAAAAGGTAACGGATACGATCACATGACTGACGCACTAGGATACGCAATAGAATATTTATTTCCGATCACATCAAACCTACCTAAATCAAAACCAAAAAGATTTTCATAATGGGCTACACAAGAGGAGACTTAGAATTACAACATCAACACTATAAGGGTTTAGTATTAACTTGGGAATATTTTATAAGAAGTTATTTAGGTGGTAAAGAATACGCACAAGGTAAATTCCTACAAGCATACCAATTAGAATTTGAAAACGAATATTATAAACGAATACAAAACACACCTCTTGATAATCATTGTCGGAACATTATAGATATTTATTCTTCATTCCTTTTTAGAGTTCCACCAGTAAGACAATTAGGTTCTTTAGAAGATGACCAATCAGTAGAAGAATTTATAGCTGATGCTGACTTAGAAGGCAGATCATTTAATGCACTACTAAGAGAATCACAAAGGTTTGCTTCTGTTTATGGTCATGTATGGTTAATCGTTGATAAGCCATCAACAAACGTAATGACTAGAGCAGAAGAACTAGATCAAGGTATTAGACCATACTTAAATTTATACACACCAGAAAATATTTTAGATTGGCATTATTCAAGAAATGATGCTGGTTATTATTACTTAGACTATTTAAAAGTTAGAGAAGAACAAACTGCTGAAGGTGAATATTATAAACTTTGGTACATAGATAAAATAGATTGTGTATTTTTATCATCACAAAATAGAGATGAACCAAAACTTATTTCTTCAGTTCCTAATCCAATAGAAAAAATACCAGCAGTT